TTGAGGTAGCACATACCATAACATCGTTGATCGGCTTTACATGCCTCCCAGAATATAAAGAAAAGTCTATTTGATTCCCTGAAATCTGCGGCGCCCACGTCAATTTTAGACCACTGCAGGTACATGTAATGAGAGCCAGTAATATAAGTAGGATTACCTTTGTTAACGAACGAAAAGCCTTCATCGCGGCGTTTAAACTCTTCGTCAATATAGTCATAGTATTTTTCTTTAAAGTATTCAGGCATTTGATTCCACTCAAATACACTTTTTATTTTTTCAAGTTCTTTGGGGTAATCTATTCGATCCCACGTATCTTTTTTAAATTTATGTGGATCAGGTATTTTTGGCAAAGCTATTTTAAGATTTTGTATGCTATACACATCTCCAATCTCACCGGTCTTACTTATCACTACAACATCACTTTCTTTGTCGTAACCGTATTTCCATTGCTTATACCTATTCTTTTTATTAAGAACTTTCTTGCTTATATAATCGGGCAGAACTTCAAATAATGTCTGCGTATAATTCATTTTGATCTACCTTCTGCAAAGCCTTTAAATGATTTAGCTTTAGCTGCTTGATTCTCACCTTCTAATAATGATCTTTCTTCGTCTATGCGTGTTAGTATTTCAAACGCATCAAAGATCGCTAACTTTTTAGTAGCAGCAGCGTTTTTAAGTCTATCCGCTGAAACATCATCTTCGGTATTTGTTATAATCTTTTCTTCAGCAACGCGAATCAATTCATCAACTGCTTTTTGCCCAGCTCGGATTATATTCCTCTTCGTGTCCTTTACGTTCATACTTAATAGCTATATCATTTGATTTCATACAATAAAGACGCTCATCGTCTATAATAAACTCCCATTCGCTATTCGGCGTAAAGCCTACTAAGCTTCCTGGGTTAATCTGGAGTGCTTCTAGCACATTATTTCCATACTTTAATATACCAATATGCTTTTGCTCTTTTTCGTTTGAATATGAGCTTGTTTCTTTAATTGGTTTTACAAAGCATCTGTTGTTAACCATTACCCAATCGTTATCTTTTTTATAACCATACACTTGGTCTGGGTTAACAAAATACATATCATCTTTGAAATATGTACTACCATTTTTTTCTTTACCTTTAATATCATAATATCTTCTAAAGATATTGTGATGTATTAATATGGTATCACCAACATTTATGCCTGTATTAAAAGCGGCTGGAGTCGAAACTACTATAGCTTCCTTGTTTATGTGACGAAAGCTTTCTATACTTGTATTTAGTAGCAGGCTAGTGTCGCCTATCTTTTTAGTATTGTTGTAGCGTTCGCCGTTTGGTTTAACTATAAATTGGTATAATGATTTCATTAGTACTCAAGATCGTACTCAACTGAAATTGCCATGTTAGAGTTAAATTTCTTCCATGGCAACACCTCTGAGTTTTTCTTAATATAGATATTGTACGAAGCATCTTCGTCTTCAAACAGTATGGCAGATATTTCATGGCCACCATATACTTGCTGACCTACCGAATAATGCATTGCGTCATTCTTGTAGTCTGACCCAATACTAATCTTCCTTATCAGATTCATCTTGTTCAATTTTAGAATATTCGCCTGTTTCTAAATTAATGTTAACAGAGCCATATTCTTTTTCAAGTTCAGCTTTGAACTCCTCAACCTCTTTATTCACGCCAGCAAGCTCGTGTAGTAACGCATGCTTGTTCGACTCTACAATACCAATCTTGTTTAGTAATGAGTTTAATGCAGTTTGTTGCTTATGCAATTTATCTAACTGCTCATCTGTAATTTTTGACATTTGATTTAATTTAATTATTATTGTTGGCTTTCTTTGATTTTTCCCACGTGCGCCCAACAAAATACGCGCCGTATACTGTTATTAATAATGATTGAAAAATTGGGATATATTCTTGTGCAACTTCAAAGCCACCCACATTACCATCAGCAAATGCTAGAATAGTAAATATAGATGTAAGATACACCAGCACAAGCGGCCGAATGTTTTTAGATAAAAATGAATCTGATTGCATATCCATTTTCCATCTTTCGGTCACCTGTGTCTGTGCGTCTTGATCTGCTTTTTCTAATAACTCTTGAATCTTTTGTTTAGCAGCTAATCTTTCTTCGTCTGTAGTTGTAAGTTTATCGATTACATTACCTACGTCTTTAATTAAACCGCCTGATAAAAGACTTAAAAGTTTTTTCATTTAGCTTTTATTTTTTTAATTCATTATCTAGAAAATCAAATTTGTATCTAGTAAGATGTAATGTTTCATTATAATCTCCACTATATTTACAAATTAAATTATCTTTATCTTTTAGTTTATACTTTATCTTAACAAAGTAACCATTTTCAGGATTAAATAAAGTTGTTACAAAAGTATTTTTGTTTTTCTTTATTATTTTTTCTTCTACATAACTATCACTAAAAGGATTATAATTCATTACCTGTGATACGCCATATTCGCCAGCAGATATAATAGTTATATATTCAGAAACTTTACATTGCCACCAACCTTTAAAATTGTTTTGAGAATATATTGAAGTTGAAAATAAAATTAATAATAGAAATATTTTTTGCATTGTATTTAATTTAAGTTAATTATGTAATATAAATATTACATAATTATAGCTCAAATTACTTACTGTAGTTTTAAGAAGGCATATTTAAATAATCTGGCATTGCACCACCTGAAGTGCCTCTTGATCTTTTTCTCATATATCTAAGAGTAGCTGGAGCTCCTTCTTTTTCTCTCATCTTTTTTAGCCTTTCCAACTCTTTAGATGCGCTAGTACCGTAACCAAGGCCGGCTTCACTTTGTGCTTTACTACTGCCAAACCCTCCGCCAGATATAGTGCTTTCTATAGTTGAAAAAGCTTTATCTAATTGTTTTCCAAAAGCTCCAACTTTAGAAATATCGCCTGTTACTACAACTTCAGGTGCATCCTGTTTTTCTCCTGTTTTAGGTTCTTTTATTTGCATAGCTACTGAGTCACTATGTCCTAATTTAGCATAAGGGCTTTTCATTTTAGCCACTGAGCTATATTTTTGTTTATATGGCATGATTATTTATTTTTTATTTAATGGATATTCTGTTACATACTTAGCACCTGGAAATATATAATCGTAACCAGGGTACATTATTTTAGCTGAGCCATTATTATCAATACCCAGCACTTTAAATTCAACTCCTTTCATTGTTATTTTATTGCCTTCAATAACATTATAAGGCTTATTAACATCAGGGCTATTTTTTAAATATCCTTTTTTAGAAGTTTTCATTTACTTTTATTATAAGCTTCTTTCTCCCAAGGTAAATTCTTATCACCTTCTTTAATACTAGATCTAGGAATTATACGACCTTTCCAATATACATTTTTATCGTCGTAATCAAGATCGCCTCTGCGCATTTGATCTATATGCACACGTTCATGTTTAACAACATCTTTTGCTTCTAACGGCGATAAATTTTCATCTACTATTATTGTGCCGTTATTATTAGCTTTACCTAAAACGCCTTCTTCCATGTCTACATAGTATACTGGAGTTTCATCCATTTTAAATGGAGCGGGTTTCATTTTAAAAGCCATAATTTATTTTTTACCGTATGGTACAACTTTATTAAGATACGCTTGACGCTCTTTGCAGCCACAGCCTCCTGGTATATTTAAACCATTAGCTACTTGCTCTGCAAACTTATCTATACCTGTAGCTTTAGTAGCACGCGCTATAGTATCACCAAGCCCTCTATCTTTCATATTAGCAATTCCATTTTCTTCGCGCAGCTCTTCCTCTTTCAGACTTCCAACCTTTGGATCGTGCACAAAATGATTTTCTACGCTTCCACGCTTTGCTTCCTTTTTTAAGCTTCGACGGCGGTGTAGTTACAGCAGTTGATAGTTTACTACCTGGATTATCTCTACGATATTTTTTAACACCTTTTTCAGTCATACCGCCCCCAGCATCTTTACCAGTACCACCGCCTTTTTTTACTTCAGCGTAATAGCCTTTTGATTTCTTCCTAGATGGAGCATCGCCTTTTTTAGCGAACGGTGAGTTATGCTGAACGTACATAATTATTGTTTTGCGCGTTGTGTAATAGGTGGGTTTAAGTCATAAGACTTGCAAGGGTATTTTTTAATTTGCATACCGTTTGCGCCTGAGCTGCTGCCTTTTCCCATAGGAAAACCTGATGTATCAATAGGCCCATCCCATACGTGAGACTCCCCTACTATTCCGCCTTTTAATGGTTGTTTTTTCATAATTATTATTTTACGTTATAAGTTTTTCCGCCAACTTCAAATGTACTAGCGCCTGATGCTTTTGCTGATTGTAAGGCTGCTGTGAAAGCATTACCATTCAAAGGCGATCCATAATTTAACACACTAGCCTTAGGGGTGCTTATTTCTTTTTTAAATTTTGCGGTGTTTTCTTTAGCGACTCTTTGAACTCCCCCTTCTGGCTTTTCGGCAAAACCAGGCATGCGACGTTCTCTTTTTAGTTCATCATTATAATCCTGCTCGGTTATTGAAACTGCGGGTTTTTTCATAAACAAAGGCGCATTCATACCGCCTGCTGCGTATTGGCGCATCTCAGGTGATCCTGTCAT